CGCAGACGCCTTTTCAGTGGAGTCTGAAATCGCGCTCTGCAATGAATAGGGCAATTCGCTCTTGGCGATACGGAATCCTTTGAGCGAAGACCGCGCCCCCAGCTCACGCAGTTCCCGCGAAATAGCCGCGTTGAACGCGCCGATAAACACGCCGGACGCATACCACACACGCCCATCCTGCAAGGCCGCACGCAGGGCCGAAAAGCCGCATTCCGTGGTGCCTACATTGACTGCATTGGCTTTTCTTTGGTCGCGTGCATCCGCCCTGACCCCCGCCTCGCGCAATATCTCAAGCAATGGCTCAAATATCGCATCCGCCATGTAATCTAATATCGGCCACTCAATGCACGCGGAGTATCTGTCCTTGTGAACTATCGGCGTGAGGATTCTTTTCATGGCCAAGGCTTATTTCGCCGTTCGCCTATCAATCAGTCTTCGGAGACGTTCCATGCCATTTTGCTTTTCTTTCGGCGGGTTTCTGTTCGACGGGTCTTTTCCATCCTTGCCCATGCCGACGCTGCCCGTTGCTGCGTCCGCGCCCACCCCTGCACCCATGCGTGGCATCGGCTCACGTTCTCCATCTCCAACTTCGGTTTCAATGGATATGAGTTCCGATTTGCGCAAAATATTTGTCAGTTCCTTGCCGGTCACTATGTCGCGGTCAAACAGCGCGAGTGCGCGGTTCTGTTCGCTGGTCTTGACGGCTTCTTCTTCCACGCCGTTGAGCATACGCAACGGTTCAAAGCGGAAATTGAACTTAGGAATGAATCCGAAAACCTGCATCATGCGGGCGCGTAGCACCTCGCGGATAAGCGGGCGGCATTTCTCACGAACGTCCGACTCGATCATCGAATTGTAGTTCTCCTGAGAATCTTCTCCGCTTGAGAATCCCGTTGCCGACTGGCCAAATAGTTTGTTTAGGGGAATCTTGAGCGAGGCCGCTAGGTTGATGCGAAACTCTTCCATGATGTCCGCAAGTCCGCCAAAACTTATTTGCTTTTGATTGTAGTCATCCTCCGTGTCCATCACGATGGCGTTCTTGTAATTCTTAATCGCGTTCGCCAACTGCATGCGAAGCTGGATTAACGCCGTGCCTTCCGCCGTCGCAAGCTGCGTGTTGAATTGCTCGATCTTGTAAACGTCAATCTTAGCCTCATCCACAAGCTCATAGAGCAGGTTTTGAAACTTGATGTAACAGTTGATCTCGCGCATGCACCTCTCAAGCTCGCTCATGCCCCAGCCCTGCAAACGTTGTCGGATAAATGACGGAGCCTCGCGTCCGAGGAAGGGAATGACGTGCGTTTTGTTCAGGCGTATCGGCCCGTATTGATAGTATTCCGGCCCCTCGTCGTCCGCGTAGGGAAATTGCGTGTTAATCAGCGCGGCGTTGAGCGTGAGCTGCCAGCGGTCGGCGGCGATAAACTTCAGGAGTGAACCTTTTTTGATACGCTCAATGTCGATCTTCGCCATCGGGTTATCGTCCGTCGCAATGATGAGTCCCGCCCCTCCGTAAAGCCGCGCCCACTTCGCCGTCGCTTTGATGGCCTCAATGTCATTCCATTCCGTCATGGCCTCATACAATTCCATCAAGTCTTCGGGGGCTAGCTCGTTGGAATCAATTTGAATCCCGCCCTTGAAGGCGTCGTCAACAGGCGCGTCAATCAGCGTTTGCACAAGGCCGTAAGTCATGTAGCCATAGCTTAATGCAATTCGGTTGAGAGAAAATGGGGAATACGCCGACCCTTCGATGAACGTGAACGGCTGCGCTATTTGCTGTGGCGTTACATACGGAGTTGCCAACCCATTCGCGCCCGTGCCGACAAGATCGTCCAAGGCGTTGTTTACGGTGATGAGAGAAGATTGGTCGGGCATGGCTTTATCATTTCAACTTGCTTTGCTAACCGCGCTTTGCAAGCAAGTTTTATTTGACCTGAACGCATATCACTCCGGCTTTCAACGGGGCAAGTCGTTCAAACGCCGCCTTGGATAGGTCTAGGCGGTTTAATGGCGTCCTGTCGGTCACTGTCACGTCAACGGCTTGGCCGCAATAGGTGACGTGAAGCTGTGCGCCAATGGCGTAGTTTTTATTTGCGGCGCACGTCATGGCATCGGGATTGAAAGGATGGCCGTTTGACATGGTGTGCCCGCGAAAGCGTTCACCATACCAAGACGCTTCAATTTTCTTAGGCTTGTGGGCGCAATAGGCCATTAACACCGCGAACAGAGCGATTGAGATACATGCCAACACCGTTCTATTTTTCATAAATTAAGTGGTTGCGGCGGGCAGATTTGAACTGCCGACTTCCAGATTATGGGTCTGGCGTTCTGAACCAGGCTGAACTACGCCGCGCCGCAAATCCGGCCTTGCCAGCGGCATTTAGCAAGCATAAAAGATTGCGCCATGAAGCCATCCATCACCCTTTCGTTTCCTCCGCTGCCTATCGCGCCGTTTACATGGACGACTCCGCTTTCCTATTCGCTGCGAGGCGGGTTTATCACGGGCGAATACACGGAGGCCGCAAATCCCGACACGGCGAAAACATGGGCATGGGCATATCCATCCTCGCTTTCTTGTGACGAAGCTATTGCGGTTGCGGTTCAAATGACGACTCCCACCTCCTGAAAATCACTCCCGACTTACGATTTATGATTATCGCCACGCCGTTTTTTGGCACAAACCAGCGATACGCGGAGATGCTTTCCGACTGGAAGAAGCAGGCGGAAAGTATTGCGCCCGACCTCCGCATCATCACGCTCACCACGGAAGAATATCCGATTGACGAATACGCTGACCTGATAAGGTTGAATCAACCATTCGACACGAAAGGCGCGATCATGTGCGCAGCCGCGCTCGCCATACAGGAGCCTTTCCTCATGCTTGATTCGGACGCCTTCCTCATGCGCGACCCCCGCGCTGCGCTCTCACGCGAGGAGTGCATGGCCATCCCCTGCGCCATGCCGTGCGACCACGGGTCAATCATCCATAATCACGGCAATTTCCTGCTCCCTCCCTACGAAAGCGTGCGCAAGACCTGCGCGGGCGTTTTCCTTTTCGGAAATCCCGCCTCACGCCCCGCCCTTGTCGCCGCCTACCGCACCGCCTACCATGAGCTAAAGGCCGCAAACTTCCCTTGGATGGCTCGCGCACGCCTCACGCACCTCCTTGAACAATACTCTTGGTCGCTCGCCTCTCACCGCATGGGTGGCGGCATCCTTCAAGCGTCGTTCAACTGGAATCCAGACTTCCTTGGTGAAAACCCCTATTGCTACATCAAGCACCTTTACGGATGGCGTAAACACAACGGAAACGCACCCGCCAATGTCTGATATAACCGTCTCATCCGACTTCGTTTCCTTCTTTGAGTTCTTTCAGGCGTTCGTCGCCGGAAACGATTTGTCTCTTCCCATCAAGCCCCAGCACCAGCAAATCTGCGACGTGCTTGAACGCGCCGTCCTGAACGAACTGCCTGATAACACGGACGCAGACGGGAAAAAGCACAAGATTACCTACATCGTCGTCAACATGCCGCCCCGCGTCGGAAAAACGAAGATCATGGAAGCCCTCGCCTGTTGGACATGGGCATACTTTCCCGACGCGCAAATCATTTCAACGTCCTACTCATCCTCACTTGTCGAGCGGTCGCTGAAATACATCGCGGAAACCATGAGCAAGCCTTGGTTCGCGGAGAACTGGAAAATACCACTCAAGACCCAACGCGCCGACCTGCTAATGAACAACGCGGGCGGCGTGCTCTACGGAGCGGGCACAAAGGCATCAATCACCGGCTTTGGCGCGGGCTTGAAGCGTGAGGCGGGCGGATACATCGGGATTGATGACCCCGCCAAGCCTGACGAAGCCCTTTCATCCGTAGAAGCGGAAAACGTGCGCCAATGGTTTGAGACGACGCTGAAATCCCGACGCAACTCAGACACGCTGACGCCTATCATCGTTTGCGCCCAGCGTCTCGCTCCCGAAGACCTTTGCGGATACCTGCTGCAAACCTATCCGCTCAACTGCCTGCATCTGAAATTCCCCGCCCTCGTCAACGGCGTTTCAGCCATTCCTGAAACGATCTCCACCGAGACGCTTCAATCCTACCAGTCCACGCGCACAGGCCGTTTCGTCTTCGCCTCGCAATACCAGCAGGATCCGGTCGCCCTCGGCGGAAATCTCATCCCAATCGACAACTTCTACCGCTACGACATCAACCAGTCGCTAAAGTTCGACAAGATGGTGATTCCCGTGGACACGGCTCTTAAAACGAAACAGTCAAACGACTTTTCCGTGCTCCAACTATGGGGACTCCACAACAAACGCGCCTATCTCGTTGACTCCATTCGCGGCAAATGGGAAGCCCCCGCGCTCATTGACAACACCGCCGCCTTCTGGAAAAAGCACTCCAAAGATCCATCCCGCCCCCGCCCGCGTCTCATCATCGAAGAAAAGGCTGCTGGCACGCCGCTCCTCCAACAACTCCGCAAGCTCGGCATCCCCGCCGAAGGCATTGAGCGCAACAAGGACAAGGTTTCCCGCGTCCAGCACATACTCCCCTTCATAGAAACCGGCATGGTTTACATCCCGAAGGACGATCAGGTTCCTTGGCTCCCTGCCTTCCTTAACGAAGTCGCCGCCTTCCAAGCTGACGGCAACGCGCCTCACGACGATCAAGTCGATGTCCTTACAGACGCCATCGAGCACCTCCTAGGTCGCGGCCTCTCCATCTTCGACGTTCTCCGCTCCAAGGTCGCCAAGTAATCACTGCACCTTAAACGTGAAAAGCTCAGGATAATCCAGCATCGCCGCCCGCACGTCCGCAGCGCCGTTGTTAATCCGCACGCGATGGTCATGTGACCCGTTTGCTGCCTGATACGCACAAAAAGCGGCAGAATTTACAGCCATCGCATAACAAAGCGAAATCTGCTTTTCAGCATCACTCCCGCAAGGTGGAGCAGCATGAAATCCATCATTCAAAAACCGCTCAACGTAGTTTTTCGTCGTCGGCTTGAAATCACTCGGCAATTTTTCGCCCACCCATTTTTCAGTATTCATAAGTCACCCCTTCACTCACTCAAATCCCTTTCTCCGTTTCAAGCTAATTCTCGCTAAATCAACCGAAACTTTGACGCGATTGTATGGCGCGGGCATACGCTCGTTTGAAGTATAGCGTTTCGGTTCGGGTATCAGTGAGTCCATAGCTCACCCCTTGTGGGGATAAGCTACGATTGAAGCATGGCGCTTAGGACTGGGAAGTTGAGTTGCCATTTCGTATCCGCTCGGTTTCCAAGTTACACGGATGGCCCGCAAGCGACCTGCTCACCAGCCTTGCGGCGGCGAATCATTATGGGAGTTGGATTTTAGGCGTTCAACGCTCTCCCGACCGATGTGCTGCGACGATCCCTCCAAGGAATCAGGCAACCCCAACTTGTTTTTGGCGATAGGCCATCGGGTAAAAACAGAAAATCCCGCAACGGTGGCAGCCGTGCGGGACTCTTAACTGGCCTCTAGGGTTTTATCCCCTTTGGAAATTAATCGTCAAGTCGGCTGCCACCTCTTGATTGCCGAAAATCAACACCCGTTTTTTCGGCACGTCAACTCTGTTTTTCACCTTTCCTTCACTTTGTTTTATCTCAACCAACACGCAATACCATAACACAAACGCTTTCCTTGCCCTTTTAAGCCCCTCCCCTCACCCTCCCGCACACTTACCCCACCCCACCCCTAGTTTTCACCCCACGCTCAATTCTATCCCATGTTCCACCTCATCCCTTC